TATTACCATATTACCTGATAATGCAGCATTGTCCACAGCCATACGCATAAAGCCATTCATCAATGTCTGTGTATCATCCATGTTCTCAGCAATACCTACACCAAATAAGCTGTAAGGGTTAAGTTCATATGGTACAGCGTAGTAAGGAATAGTAGAAGGAGTAAAAGGATTCATAACCAAACGTAACACTTGATTATTACAAGTCCAAATGTTTACGCTTACTTGATCTAAGTCCTTCATTTCTTTTGGTACATCAATGTCATGATTTTCTAACAGCTCTGTATCAATCATACCCCAAAACTCAAGAACCTCAAAACGTTCTGCTCTTGACTCTTGAGTGTCATCTTCCATCACTTGCTCCCACCACTCTTTTGTATAGTTTTCACCATAAGAGATAGCAGTATCAATAGCATTCTTTCTAAAGAAAGGTCTACGCTTTAGCCCACGCATTTTACTACGAGACATTTTGTGACGTTCAACTACAAACTCAGCCTCATCCATGTTAGCAGCATCAGGGTCAGGGTAGAAGTTCCAGATAGAAACACTGGCTGTATGAGGAACTGTTTTAATAGTAGGAGAGTACTCGCCAGAATCAGACCAGCTAGGATATTCTTTATCCACAGCAAATGGTCCTTTCATAACGCCTGTGCCAAACAGAGCAGCTTCAAATGCAGCTACACGTAATTGTTTGTTGGCGTTAGATTCTTCTAGTTGGTCATGTATTTTCTTTTCCATCTTCTTAGCTGCAATCATAGCAGGATGAAATGTAATCTCAGTAGCAGTCTTACCTGCTCCTTCTTTTAGTTTGTCCGCTACAGGAGCTAACTTACTCTGCAAACCAGCAAGACGTTCTTGCAGTTGAGGTGTAGTCTCTCCCGGTTTTAGTTGCATATCTTCAGGAGAAGCTTTTTGTGCTTTCTTAAGCTCATCATTAGACTCAAAGTGTACAGACTCTTCTACACCTTCAGGAAGAGTAGTAGGATCAACAGAAATAGGAAAACGATGATTTCCAAATAGTACTTCTACAATCTGTCCATAAGCAGCAAGAACTTTTGTCTTAGTAACTTTAATAAATACTTGAGACTTTTCTGTAGAAGTAAACTGTACATCAGGGCCATAAATACCTCTGTAGTTTTGATAAGACTTTAGCCAACGATTCTCTTCTGTTTCTCTAGCATCAGATGCCTTTCGGTACTTACCCTGAACATAATTAAATATGCTTCCAGATTTAGGGTCACTGTAAGCAGACTCTGATGCATCCTCAATAGCTGAAGATTGCTCAGACTCCATAGCGTTTTCAATATAGTCTTCTTCCATTATTTTTCCTTAATATCCAAATGTAGGGTCTGCTGCTTGAAACCCACTGTTCTGTGTGGATGGATCAAAATCAAATAGACTGCTCCTTGGTCGTGTCATTATACCGTAACGTAGTGCATCATACAAGTGATCTTCTGAATGTGTATCTACATCTTCTGAGTTATTTTTATCTAAAGGCAAAGCTGGTATCTGACTTATTACATTACTGCAACTGTTAAAGAATACTAACCTAGGTTCCTCTGTGAAGTCATCTACTTGTAATCTTCTGTGTAATTCATTCTTACCTGCTACCCTAGAGCCTCTTGATCTATCAGAAGGTCTCCATCTACAACCTTTCATAATCATTTGTTCAGCAAGAGATGGGCCAGTATCGCCACGATTATGCCACAAAGAAGAGTCAAGAACTCCATATCTAATTTTCTCACCTTCTTCTGCTTCTAAGATCATATCAGCTAGGTCAGTAGCTATGACCTTTGAGCAATACATTTCCCTGTAGACTACAAGTTGTTCGTCAGGTGCTACAGCAAACCATACTACTCCTGTGTAAGAACCATAACCATAGTCACACGCTCTAAACTTTGCCCAGCTACTAGGTATCTCATAAGGCTCTACTACATGTATGTTACGGTTCCATTCAGGAAAAGCAGCACCCTCATTTACATCCCAGTTACCTTCAAGCAATTGCTTACGTTGATGCTCAGGTAAAGATAGTAGGTTAGCTTCATACATACCATCGTCAGAAAGATAAGGATTATCAAACAAAGTAGCAGGAATAAACCTACGTTTAAATAATGGTTCGCCTTCTCTTGAGTGCCCTTTAGGCCAAGCTATAACTTCTTGTGTTTCTGGATCAGTAGCATTAAAGCTAGTATTGTGTGGTGCAGGGTCTACAAAAGTTTTCTTAACCCATTGATGACCCGCTCCTCCGGGGTTTGTAGTTCCCCTTTGATACAGAGTAAGCCCACTGTTCTTAGTAGTACGTAAACGTGACCTCATATAGTTCCAAGCAAAAGGTGTAGGCCATTGTGTAAGTTCGTCAAAACCAATCCAATTAAAAGCTTGTCCTTGATACCTTTGTACATCATCGTCCCTATCTAAATAACTAAGCCAAAGAGATGCCCCAGAAGGAGCTATCCAAGTCTTCTCTCTTTCTAAAAACTTAATTCCCGGAATAGCCCTAGGATAAAGTTGCTTTGAAACAGAAATAAGTTCTCTCAGTTCTTCTGTGCTTCTACGAACTAAAAGTTTATTAGAGAGAGGATTGTTAAAATACCTAACAGGATCAGCCAACATAGCAAAAGACTTACCTCCACCTGCTGCTCCTCCGTATAAAACCTCTTGTTCTGATGCAGAAAGAAAGTCTGTCTGAGGGCCGGGATTAGCCTCAAAGATAACTTCCTGAGCTTTTTCTATCTCAATCGGCTCTGGCAGTACTGTCGCTGGAACTGTCTTCGGTTTCTTTTCTAATTGAACCGAATCTTTCTTCTTCAAGACGCCGCGCTTTTGCTTCCGCTTCTTTGTAGCGCTGGGCGTAGTACCGTGCATTTTCAGCGTCTGTCTTACGTTTTCGCTCAAGTTTTACTCTTTTCATTAACCCTACGTGAGAGATTGATCTGCCAGTTTGTTCGCTTAACCATATTGCAACATCCCTGTAGCTGTATTGCTTAAGATGTTTCTTTGCTAGTTCTAGTGTTTCTAGCTCCTCAGTTAGAGGTAGTAGTATGTCTTCATCGTTAGGGTCTTGTTCGTAACCAAAAGGCACTACCCTGCCTACACGGACGACAGGAAACCATTGAAGACCACTACTTAGTTTTTCTGGTGGAGGTAGCCTCCAAGTCTTATTAGTTTTCATTTTTAGCTGGTAAAATAAATAAAGGACTTTCAGCCTTTACTTCTATCTTATCTGTTTTTACAAATCCTGCACGGTCAAGAAAGTCTTTAGCTACTGCTATCTTTTCTTTATTACCTAGTTGTGTGGGATCATTAAATACTTCCATCATACCATAGGCAACACGTGTGCCAGAAGAAGCAATGTAACGTTTAGTAGCCTCATAGATTTCATCTTGAAGTACACCTGTAATGCTTGTGGAAGATACTGAGTCTGCATAACCAGCAAGACGTTTAGCTTCTACAGGATTACCTTGAGCCTCTTCAAACAAAACATCTATAAACTTCTGTTGTTTTTCTGTTAAGTTTTTCATGTCATCTTTCTGTACGGTTTTGCAGCCTTAGCCGCTTTTTTAGGTTGCTTAGAGAACTGCTTACCTTTAGCAGTGTCTGCTCTTTTTTTAGCTGAAGAAGCATTATACGCCCCAGCACCCATAGCCTTAATAGCATTAGCTGGAAGGTAACGTTCTCCTGTAGCCTTTGGGCCTTGCGTAGAAGGTTTACCACTCTTAGTTCTCCAATCTTGCTTAGTCCATGACTTAAGGCTTTTTTGACTTGCAGCCAATCCACCCTCTTTCATTTTAACTACTTTTTTTTTACCCTAGCTTGTGCAGTTTTACTTAAATCTTTAAAGTGAAAAAGCTTTTTAGAGGACTTAGACATCTTAGCACCTGTCATAAGTTTTCCTTCACCGTGCTTGTGTGTTTTTCCTGTCCACTCAGTGCCATCACGCAGATAATGCTTTACGCCCTTCATTGTTTTTTACCTTCTTGTTTTTTTAATTGTAGCTTTGCTTGTTTTGCAAGCTTTACAATTTCAGTCTTACCCATAACTTTAGCACGTTGTTCTAATACTGTTAGTATTTGTATCTTACGTGCATACGGTTTTTTTATTCTTTTTACTTTAGCTATAGTTTCTTTAGCATCTTTGACAGTAGCAAACTTTATACTAACAGTATCTTTAGGATTCTCGTCAGTATAAAGCCTTCTGCCACTACCTTTAGGTTTCTTACCTGTGCCTAATTTTGGGTCTTTAGGCATTACTATTTATAACCCCCACCAGCTTCTTTGTAGGCTTTAGCAAGCATTTGAGCTTTACGTGCAGACCATTGACCTGCCGCACCACCTTTAGTGCCAGCTTTAATCCGTTCAAAAAGACGTTTACGCAAAGCTGGTTTAGTATAATTACCCGCTTCATTAACCTTAGACTTAGCCTTTGGCTTAGACGCTTTCTTTGCCGTAGAACTTTTGCTTGATTTCGCCACGGGTAACTCCAATATCTCTGAGAGCAGAATCTGACATATTAACTAGCTGCCAGTATTGTACCCTACGCATTTGACTGTCTTGTAGCACTTTAATAAATTTCTTGAACATGGTATTTCTCCTTATGTTTGTACCATAAGAACAGTTATACCATGTTCAAGTTAAAATTTATACAGCTATAATTGCAACCCCGCTATGCAGAGTTTAAAATTTCACCCCCACTAGAATAATAGCAGGGGAGTTTAGTTAAGTCAAGGACTATTTCTTTTTAGTCATACCGCCCTTGTTCATCTTAGTGACAGGCTTCTTCTTAGTTACAGAACCACCGTACATATAACCTGACTTAGCCATGCCTCCACCCATCATCTTAGCAGTAGGTTTCTTTTTAGCCATACCACCAGCCATCATTTTAGCTGCTGGTTTTTTCTTAGCCATACCACCCATATTCATTTTGCCAACACCATCAGCAGCAAAAGATGGAACTTTTTTACCACCCTTCATAACCATAGGCATACCACCTGCAGCATAACCTTTTTTCTTAGTCATGCCACCTTTATTATAACCACTTGCGCCGGGTTTTGCATTAGGCTTAGTAGGATTATCCATACCTGTAGATAAAGCTGCCCAATTAAGATAGGTACCTAAACCACCGCCCGGACTTGTTCTTTTTTTAGAGTTTTTAAATTGCGGAGTAGTTATTCCATTTTGTTTAGCATCAGCAGCACTTTTAGGAAGTCCATATGTTTTACGTTGAGCTGATGACATAGATTGCCATTGTTCAAACGTAATTTTTTTCATATTTTTTTTCTGTGTAGCAGTCCCTGCTTCATTACTAATAGTCCGTTCACCTGTAGCAAGCGGTTTAAAAGGCTCTAAACCAAAAAGTTTTTTATTTTCTGTTTGTCTTGGTGTTCTTGGAGGTTTATTATCTCTAAGGCGGGGCGGTGGAGTACGTGGAATGCCCGGATTAGTTGGACGAGGTTGACCTATTCCACCACCAGCTTGTGTTCCGTCTCCCCTACGTACTGGGCCTTTAGCAGCGGCTTTAGGACGTAGTACTGGTCTTACTTTAGCTGGACCTTTCTTTTTAGTAGTAGTAGTAGTTTTTCCCGGCTTCTTACGCCGTGCGCCTTTAAGAGAAGCAAGCAATCCGGGCTTACCTTTAGTACCCATCTTACCGTCAAAACCTAAAAGGTCTCCAAGAAAGGTATCTTCAAA